ATAGAACAATGGAATAGGCGAAGCGGCACTTCTCGTTATAAACGACTTTGGTGAAGAGAATATACCCGGATTATTTGTTAGTGAGCCTATCCGCAAGGGACATGTACGTAAATTCCGTAAAGGCTTCAACACTACACACGGTACTAAAATTTCAGCATGTAGTAGATTAAAAACTATGATCGAAAATGATAAAATGATAGTACATTCAAAACCCTTCCTATCAGAGCTTAAAAACTATGTCGCAACTGGGTCAAGTTATAATGCAAAACTAGGACAAACAGATGATCTCATAAGTGCTACATTACTTGCAATAAGAATGATGGCTGTTCTTAAAGATTGGGATCCTAGAATTTATAATACATTTACACAAGCGGAGCAAATAGATGACTACGAAGCACCAATGCCGATCTTCATAAGTAGTAACTATTGATAAATACTATACAATGAAAAATTTAGATTTAATATCAGAAGAACTTTTTAATAAAATACGTGGACGCTTTCCAAGTGTTACTATTGGTGATGCTCAAGGAAACGTAACCAATGTACCTAAAGACGCTCGTTACTTTGACTTTGACTACAAAGAAGGTGACGAAAGTTTAGGAAAGGTTAGTGTTAGCGTTACTGACGAAGCAGTTGAAGTAATGTATGCTGACAACTTTGTAGGCGAACAAGACGAACTTACAAAAGCAGGCTGGTATGATTTTTTAAAAGAACTAAGACAATTTAGCAAAAAGCGTCTATTAAAATTTGACACACGTAATATTAACAAGTCAAATTTAGATCGTAGAGATTATGCTTTTTTAGCAACAAATCGCGGAGACAACACAATGAGTGAATCAAAGATGTATGGTACTAACAAGCATAGTTACCAAAATGTAGATAGTGCTAGGATAGTTATCAAGCACACTGAAAGCGTAAATCCAGAACTTGGTAAAACACGTACAAGAAATATTGGAAAAATATATATTGAAAGTGCTGATGGTGAACGCTTCTTATATCCATATAAACATTTAACTGGTGCTAGAGCAATGGCAAGACACGTTGCTGAAGGTGGTAAACCATTTGATGATTTTGGAACACATATTGTAGGCCTAAGTGAAGAGATGAATAAACTCCGCAAGTTTAAATCTTACATGGGTCGTTCGGCTGTAATGGCAGAAAGCCTAGCAGGATATATGGATGTTGTCAAAGAAAGAATTATTACAGTAAGAAAAACAATTGAGTCATTACAAAAACCAAAGTTTTATGCAGAAACTATTGCAGCATTTGAAAAACCAATGATGGAAGACGTACCAAGTGACGTTGCAGAGAATTGGATAGACCAATTAACTATTAGACAGTTTAATGAAGAATTAAAAGATGTATTCCCTTACATATATAACCTAGTAAGTGAAGCAACAAAAGCAAAAGGTATTACAGCAGAAGATATATTAGGTGAAGCACCAATTGACGATGTTGAAGTAAGAGCACCTGCAGAAACATATAAAGTTGCATCAGGTGATACAATATATTCAATTGCTAAAAAATTCCAAAATGCTAATTTCCATGGTGCTGATATTGAAGAAGCAGTAAAAGAAATAATGATGCTTAACAATATTGCAGATCCTAAATCACTACAAGTAGGACAAGTAATTGAAATGCCTTACTTTATGGGAACAGGACCAGACGGGTCAACTCGTGGTATGCCAGGAAGTTTTGACAAGTACGGTGAAGAAATTGAAAACAGTTTTGAAGACATGATGGGGCAGTTTGCAGAAGCAAAAGAAGAAATGTGTCCAGAAGCGTGTTGCGGCAAGCCTATAACAGAATGTAAATGCGGACCAGATTGCGAGCATTGTGAGTGTCACGAAAAGAACAAAATGAACGAAGATGAAACAGAAGGCAATGCATATGCACACGCTGTAAAGAAAGCCAAAATGAATGGCAAGAAAAAGGGCGACAAAATTGATGGGCCAGACGGTGACGAAATTACACTTGAAAAAGATCAACAAATTCCAGTAAGTGAATTTGTACTATCTTTGTTTGACAGAGAGCAAGGAACATTTCCAAAAGGCGAAACAGCGGTATTAACAGCAATTGAAAAAGATTACGGTGAACAATATATTGAACCAGCAAAACAATTTATTGAGAGAATACAAGCAACTTTTGAACAGTATGCACAACCTGTACAAGAACCAATGATAGACGAAGAACCAGAAGGCACTGTAATGGAGCCTACAATCGAGCAAGATGAAGAAATTGGTGAAGGATCAGGCCTACAATATTACACAGGTGTTAAAAAACACGGTAAAGAATATATGGACAAAGCAGCTAAGGCAGGACGTGAAGGTGCAAGTCAACAAGAACTTGGCGCACTAAAAGACAAGTATAGCAAAGCTGAAAAGAAAACAGAGGCACAAGAAATAAGAGAATTAGGCGATAGATTAATGAAATTAGCAGGACTTTAATCCTGTTATAAGTTTTTATGTTTTTTCTTTAAAAAAAGACTTGACAACTAGTATAAAACAGTATATAATAATAACTGTGCTATACAAAACAAAGGCACTAGTAGCAATATAGCTACTGCACATAGGCAACATATATAGGAGGCATAACTATGGCATCATTAGCAGAAATAAGAGCTAAACTAAAAGAGCAAGAAGCCAATACTGGCGGACAACGACAAGGCGGCGGCGACAACGCAATTTACCCATTTTGGAATATCAAAGAAGGCGAGAGTTGTACTCTACGTTTCCTTCCTGATGGAGACGCAGACAATACTTTCTTCTGGAAAGAGCGTTTGATGATCAAACTACCATTTAGTGGAGTAAAAGGTGACACATCAAGTCGTCCAGTACAGGTACAAGTACCATGTATGGAAATGTACGGCGATAGCTGTGGTATTTTACAAGAAGTCCGTGGTTGGTTTAAAGATCCAAGTCTAGAAGACATGGGTCGTAAATATTGGAAAAAGCGTTCATACGTATTCCAAGGATTTGTAAATGACAATCCACTAACAGACGATAACACACCTGAGAATCCAATTCGTAGGTTTATTATTGGTCCACAAATCTTCCAGATCATTAAGCAGGCGCTTATGGATCCTGACATGGAAGAATTACCAACAGATTATACTGCTGGTGTAGACTTCCGTCTAAACAAAACATCCAAAGGCGGATACGCAGATTACGGCACAAGTACATGGGCACGTAGAGAGCGTCCACTAGGTGATGCAGAGATGGCGGCAGTTAATACACATGGGTTGTTTAACTTCTCAGACTTCTTACCCAAGAAGCCAGATGAAACTGCAATCAAAGTAATGCAAGAAATGTTTGAAGCGTCAGTAGACGGTGAAGCATACGATGCAGATCGTTGGAGCAATTACTTCCGTCCAAGCGGAATGGCTGCACGTACAGGTGATCCGCAAAAAGCGGCAAGCCCACAAGCAACTGCTGTAAGTCAAAGTGCTCCGGCACCGACAGCAGAAGTAGCACCAGCACCAGCGGCGACTCCAGCACCAGCGGCGGCACCTGCTCCAGTAGCAGAAACTGCACAAGCAGCTGAAGCACCTGCAGGTAATGCAAACGACATCTTAGCAATGATTCGTTCAAGACAAAATCAATAATAAACTATGTAGGGGAGCAATCCCCTACACTTTGACTTAATAAGGAGAAACTATGGCTAAATCGTTTGACGTTAGTAAGTTCCGTAAGGACTTGACTAAAAGCATCTCAGGCATGAGTAGTGGCTTTAATGATCCAACAGATTGGATCAGTACAGGCTCGTATGCACTTAACTATCTTATTAGTGGCGACTTTCACAAAGGTGTTCCGCTAGGTAAGGTAACTGTGTTTGCAGGTGAATCAGGAGCAGGTAAATCTTACTTTTGCTCAGGTAACATTGTAAAACACGCACAAGATCAAGGTATCTTTGTAGTATTAATTGACTCAGAGAACGCACTTGATGAATCGTGGCTACAAGCATTAGATGTAGACACATCAGAAGAAAAACTACTTAAACTAAACATGAGTATGATTGATGATGTAGCAAAGACTATATCAACATTTGTAGCAGACTATAGAGCAATGGATGAAGAAGATCGTCCTAAAGTATTGTTTGTAGTTGATAGTTTGGGTATGTTACTAACACCTACAGACGTAGATCAGTTTACTAAAGGTGATATGAAAGGTGATATGGGTCGTAAGCCTAAGCAATTGACTGCACTTGTTCGTAACACAGTTAACATGATCGGTTCACTTAATGTAGGACTAGTATGTACTAATCACACATACGCATCACAAGATATGTTTGATCCAGATGACAAGATCAGTGGTGGACAAGGCTTTGTCTATGCATCAAGTATTGTTGTTGCAATGAAAAAGATGAAGTTGAAAGAAGACGAAGCAGGTAATAAGATCTCAGAAGTACGTGGTATTAGAGCAGGTTGTAAAGTAATGAAAACTCGTTATGCAAAACCGTTTGAAGCAGTACAAGTAAAGATTCCATACGAAACAGGTATGAATCCTTATAGTGGTCTTATTGAACTATTTGAGAAACAGAACTTGTTAGTAAAACAAGGTAATAGACTCAAGTATATTGACCTAGCTGGAGAAGAACATCTTGACTATCGTAAGGCTTGGATGGATCCTGATAAGATGAATTTAATCATGTCAGAATACGAGCAAAAACTTGCTCCTATGGTAAATACCGAGGACGACGATCTTGTTGAAGATCAAGTTGAAGAACTAATCGAGGAGTAAAATATGGACGAAAGTCAAATCGTTGATACTTGGATTTTATTTAAAGAATACATAGATAAAAAGAACCAAGACATTGCCGCTGAAAGATTTGTTGACTTGTTAGCTGATTACGGAGTTGATGATCATACACTTACACAAGTGATAGGATCAGATGCTACATTAGACGGAGCAATAAATTACTTTTTAGATGTTGATGACGAAAATTACGAAGATGACGACCCTTGGGAAGATGAAGACTAATGGGGTGGTATAGCGAAGTCTCACGTGATGTATCTAAGATACCTGATGCTGTAGCGTTCTTTGAAAGCGAGTTAGTTAATGCTCGTCAAGAAGTAAAGCTCAAAGGTAATGTTGAACGTGCCGCGGCAGAAATGCCCGGTATCGTTGAGCATCGCTTTAATCAGTTACAAGAGATTGAAGCTATACTACACTATTTAAATATTGAGCTACGCAGATTGCGTAGTTCATACTTTAAGAAATATCTTGAAAATTATCAACGAGCTCTGTCAAGCCGTGACGTTGAAAAATACGTAGACGGTGAGGCAGACGTTGTTGACTACGAAAAGATTATTAACGAGTTTGCACTAATGCGTAACAAGTGGTTAGGTCTACTTAAAGGACTTGATCAAAAGCAATGGCAAATTACTAATGTAGTTAAACTACGTGTAGCTGGCATGGAAGATGCCACGCTATAAAAGATTTACAAAATTAAACCAAACTAAATTAGTTGACGGCATGATAGATTTATTGTCATCAACACAATCTATACCTACGGCATATTCAACTGTAAACAGTGATATATTTTTTGTTGGCGGCTTTAGAACATCATACGACAATATCATAAATTGTAAAGAATGTAACTTTATTAATATTGACAAAGGTTATATACAACCAACTAATACAATTACACATAATTGGCGGATGTCGTATAACAAATTTCAACAAGATAAAATTATAGATGTACCTAATGATAGATTACAAGACATTAATCTAAACCCGTGGAATAAAAATGGGTCCTATATAATTATACTTGCTCCTAATCCAGATCCGTTAAACTACTATGCAAATTGTAATGTACAAGATTGGGTAAGTGATATAAAAACAAAACTGTTAAAACTTACTGACCGTAAAATATTTGTTAGATATAAAGATAACAAAAAAATTCGTAGTTATGATCCTTTAGTAAAATATTTAGATGATTGCTATGCAATAATAAGTTTACAAAGTATGGGTGTTGTGCAAAGTACTATACATGGAATACCGTGTATTAATTTAGCGCCAAGTGCATTAGATGGATTACATAAAATGAAACTTGAGAACATTGAAAATCTAGTATATCCTGATAATAGATATGAATGGTTAAAAAGTTTATCGTATAGTCAGTTTACTTGGAAAGAAATGGAATCAGGATTTGCGTTAAATACAATTGAACAATATCAGATAGGTTTATAAATGTTTTCAGACGAATATCTTCAACAACTAAAATCACTACACGGCAATCCAAAAAAGAAAAAAGGATTTGGCGGAAAAATAAAAGAGCTTGGCGATTTTGAAACATACTTAACAAAATGGCAACCAATAACTATGTTAGATTACGGCTGTGGCAAAGGAGCAATATTAAGCCATTTGCAAAATAAATATCCTAACATAAAAATAGAAGGGTACGATCCGGCAGTTGTTATGTTTGACAAAATTAGTAGACAAAATTACGAATGTATTTTTAGTAATGATGTACTTGAACATATCGAACCTGATCATATACATAAAGTATTGAAACATATAAATGAACTTAGTACAAAGTATCTATGGTTGCGTATTGATACCAAACCTGCTAGGAAAGTTTTACCAGACGGACGTAATGCCCACCTAATTATAGAAAATATTGATTGGTGGACTAACCTTATTAACCGACACATTAATGGAAATATAGTGTTTAGTGGACAAAATGACAAAATGCGTATAGACTTTGCAATAGAAAAACCATAATAAATTTAAGCCATTAAGTGCATATATAAATACTTTTATGAAACAAATTGTATTAGTTACAGGAGGATTTGATCCTCTACACTCAGGACATATTGAATATTTTAAATCAGCAAAGAAACTCGGCGATAAACTAATTGTCGGTATAAATTCAGACGAGTGGCTTGCTAGGAAAAAAGGCAAACACTTTATGCCTTTTGAAGAACGTTGTGCTATTATTAAAGAACTTGAAGTAGTAGATAAAGTTATTGGATTTGATGATAGTGACGATAGTGCTTGTCAAGCAATCTTCCATACTATGTCAACTAACGTAGGTAAGGTTATATTTGCTAACGGCGGAGATAGAACAAATACTTCAACTCCTGAATATGCTACATATGGAAATCATCCTAATGTTGAATTTTATTGGGGCGTTGGCGGAGCAAACAAAAAGAATTCAAGTAGTTGGATTTTAGACGATTGGAAAACACAAAAGACTGTACGTGACTGGGGTTACTGGCGTGTATTAGATGATAAACCTAACTATAAAGTTAAAGAGTTAGTTATTAATCCTGGATGTAGTTTATCTGATCAACGACATTTTAAACGATCAGAACATTGGTATGTTCTTAAAGGAAAAGTAACAATAGCATTAGATGACGGCAGGATTCAAAATGGCATTGTTATAGAAGAACATGCAAACGGTGTTGTCATAGGATCCGAAACATGGCATAGAGCATTTAATGATACAGATGAACCTGTACATGTATTAGAAGTTCAATACGGAGAAGAATGTATTGAAGAAGATATAGAAAGAAGAAATTAATGAAAGTATTTGTAGGTTACGACACAAGAGAAGATATGGCATATCAAGTATGCAAACATAGCATTGAACGGCATAGTCCAACTGCACAAGTTATTCCGTTAAAACAAAATGATCTTAAACGTCAAGGGTGGTATTCAAGATCACCAGACAAACTTGCTAGTACTGAATTTACATTTACTCGCTTTTTAGTTCCTGAACTTTCTAACTTTAATGGATGGGCAGTGTTTATGGATTGTGACATGCTACTTAGAACAGACATTGCAGAGTTGTTTGCACAAGCAGACGATACAAAAGCAATAATGTGTGTACATCATGACTACGCACCTAAAGAAGGTATAAAGATGGACGGACAGACGCAAACTGTTTATCCCCGCAAAAACTGGAGCAGTGTTATGTTAATCAACTGCGGTCATCCTGCTAACAAAAGACTTAACATAGACTTAGTAAATGAGAAAGAACTTAACGGAGCATACTTTCACAGATTTAGTTGGTTAGAAGGCAAAGACGAGTTAATTGGTGAAATATCACCTGAATGGAATTGGTTAGTAGGACACTATAAAGAGCCAGAGGATGGCACACCAAAGCTATTACACTACACAGAAGGTGGTCCTTGGTTTGAAAACTATCGTAATTGTGAATATAACGAATTGTGGAAACAAGAACTATATGATATGTTTAAGTAAAAATCTTACTGACGAATACATTAACATGTATGCAAAAGGAGCAAAACTTCCTATACATGACTACGACTATAATTATCAAGATAAAAAAGATTCTATATTGATACGAAGTTTAGCCAAGAGAAAAGTTATTTGGGAGTGTCAAAAATCTAACCAAAACTTTTATTACATGGATAGCGGATATGTAGGCAATTACAAGTGTGAAGTAAATCCTATGGGATGGAAACTGTATCATAGAATTGTTCCTAATGGATTACAACATAATGAAATAGTTGAACGTCCAGACGATCGTTGGCAAAAATTAAAAACTAAAATACATACAAGAAAAAAAGGCGGTAGCCATATTCTATTAGTAACACCTAGTTCAAAGCCGTGCAAATTTTACGGTGTTAAGTTAGAAGAATGGAAAAATGAAACTATTGAAACAATACGCAAGTATACTGACAGGCCTATTGTTGTTAGAGAAAAACAACCACGATTTCAAAGATTGCGTAGATCAATTTACCAAGACTTAGACAATGCACATGCACTTGTTACGTATAACAGTATAGCAGCAATTGAAAGTATACTATACGGTATACCTGCTTTTGCACTTGCACCAACAGCAGCAGATCCAGTTGCAAACAAAAATTTATGGAATATAGAAAAGCCAAAGCATCTTAGCAAAGATGAAGTATATGCTTGGGCGTGTCATCTAGCATACGGGCAATTCCATATAGACGAACTTAAAAACGGAACTGCCCACCGTATACTAATGGAGGATAAACATGCCAATTAAATACGCAGTTGTACATCGATCAGACCCTAATAACGTTGGCGATTTAGCTGCTAACCCACTTCAATATTTTTTAAACAAAGACGAATATCGAGTTATAGATATAATGAACTGTAGCCTTGAACAAATTCCTACTGATGTTCCGTTAATAATTGGCGGTGGCGGATTGTTAGGAAACGAAATATTTGGTGATGTTATTGAACAATTATTACAAGCACCAGACACTGCAAAGGTAATGCAACAATGGACAGACGTATGGAATATTGTACAGCACACTAATGCAAAACCAAGAGACCGATTTATGGCAAAGTTACAGCCATTAGTTCATGACTATCTTAATGAGTTAGACAATACAAGACAACCTCGAATACTATGGGGAGCAGGGCATAATGCAGATGTAGCAAAACGTGTTAAGTCAATAGCATACCCTGGATGGATGAATTATTTTGATATGGTTGGCATACGTGATTATAAACAACCATTTAAGTATGTACCTTGTGCTAGTTGTATGCATCCTGCACTAGCAAAAAAATATCCTATAAAAAACAAAGTAATTTGGTTTGAACATAAGAAACAATTAATTAAAGCAACAAACTTTGGCAGTGATTCAATTCCACGTTTTATTAACAGTGGAGGCAATATGGAACAAACTATAGAGCTATTAGGCAGTGCTGAAACAATTATTACTAACAGTTATCATGGAGCATATTGGGGAGCATTGTTAGGACGTAAAGTTATTGTTACTGAACCTTGGAGTACTAAATTTTATGGGTTAAAACACAAGCCTTATATATTAACTAAACTTCAAGTATGGAATGATATTATTGACGATGTCGCTACATATCCTCATGCATTAGAAGAATGTGTACAACTTACTAAAAATTATTGGCAAGAGGTACAGCAACTATGAACAAAAAAACTGTAGTAGCATATGCAGCCGGAGTTCCTAATGCACACAAATCTCCTCATAAAGTAGAGGTGTTAAAAAGATTTATACAAGGTGTAATTGCAAATGGAGATAATGGAATATTACATGCTGGAAATAATATATTAGAAAGTGATGTTAATATGATCCAAGGATGGGTACATGCTAACAGTGTTTTAACTCCGCATCTTAAAGTAAGAAAATATGCAGTTCAAGAAGCAAAATTAAAAGGTAAGCATAGTATTATGTGCGATAGTAACCTTTTTAATTATGACACAGGAAAATTTCATCCTATGCATTATTCACGCTACAGTATGGACGGAGTGTTTCCTACTACAGGTAATTACTTTAGTGATAATCCGGATCCTAATAGATGGAAGCAAATACAACAGGACCTCGGACTAAGTTTGAAAGACTGGCGGTCAAACGGAGTGCATATTTTAATTTGTACGCAACGTAATGGTGGCTGGAGTATGTCTGGACTACCGGTTGTAGACTGGTTAGATAAAACTATAAAACAACTACGTAAATTTACTGATAGGCCTATAATTGTTAGAGGCCACCCAGGCGACAAACATGCTGTAAAATATTTAAATAAGAAAAAATATAATGTAAGTGTTAATCCAAAAATTGTCCAAGATTTTCAAAATGCTTGGGCTACAATTACATATAATAGTAGTCCTGGTGTAGCAAGTGCTATTGAAGGTATTCCGTTATTTGTAACTGATCCAACCCCGCAAATTAGTCAAGCGTTTCCTGTAGCAAATACAGACTTATCACAAATTGAAACACCAGATGTATTTGAAAGGCAACAGTGGATTGAAAAACTAGCAATGAGTCATTGGAAGTTTCAAGAGCTTACTGACGGAAGTGCTTGGGCACATATGAGAGATTATGTATGATTAGTATGGTAGGATTTCCAGCACCAGCAAGCAAATTATATTTTGGCTGGGCAGGTGGCATTGAAAGATGTGGTGACAAGTTTACTACAGTTGACGACCTCAAACACTATGATGTAAAACGTGCTGATTGTTTCTATCAAACTAATGAACTAAAGCCTAAATTTTTACACGGCGGACGAGAAGAATGGCATGGAAAATACATGTTACATATACGCAACAGTAATAAGCCTTATATAGTAAGTGAAAGCGAACCATTTAGAGAACACAAAGGTTGGTTACGATTTGGCTGGAATAGTTATCGTTGGAATGATGCAAATTGGAATAATGATAATGTAGGTCCTGAGCGTTGGAATAAATTTCAAGAAGCAACTAACATTAAATTTACCGACTGGCACAGTCCAGGTGATCACATTCTTATAATGGGTCAAAAAGAAGGCGACAGTAGTCTAGTTAAAATTTACGAGCAAGGATACGAAAGCATATACAATTGGATAGTAGATCAAATTATTACTATAAGACAATACACTGATAGAAAAATTATAATCCGTCCTCACCCACGAAACCTTGATAGAGGTGTTAAGATTACAACAAGGATATTAGATAAACTTGATGTACCAAATGTTGAGATTAGTACAAATTTAACAAGAGGCGGATCGCAAGGCGGTGAAGGATTAGATGCTGATCTAGCAAACTGTCATTGTGTAGTAACTTACAATAGCCTAAGTGGTGTTGAAGCAGTTGTAAAAGGAATTCCAGTATTTGCATTAGATGGCGGCAGTATGGTCCATCCAGTAGCACATCATCATTTAAAAGATATTGAAAATATTAATTATGACATTGATCTACAAGATTGGAAAAATAAAATTGCATACAGTATGTGGAATAAGAAAGATGTTCAAACAGGCGAATGTTGGACACACCTTAAAGGAGTTTATTTCAAATGACATACTACAGTCAAATAGGACAGGACAAGTATTATATTGAAGAAATCGCTAAACACAGACGTGGTGGAGTATTTTTAGATATAGGTGCTAATGACGGATTGTTTGGCAGTAACACAGCAACACTAGAATTAGATTACGGGTGGACTGGATTATGTATAGAAGCAAATCCAAAATTAATACAGCCTCTAACTGATAATAGACCTAACAGTACTATTGTACACAGAGCAGTATGGATTGGCCCTGGTGAAGTAGACATTGAAGTTCCATTACATTTTAAGAAAAAAGATCCTGCAAATCAATTAGGGCGTATCGCAAGTCTCGAAGGCAACACTAAGTCCTTTAAGAAATTTTTTGACAAAGGCATTGAAACATTTAAGGTTCAATCAGACACTGCAACAAACATAATTAATAACACACTCGGAGTACCTATTGTAATAGATTACATGAGCTTAGATATAGAAGGTGCTGAAATAGAAGCACTACAGTCTATAAACTTTGATTTAATTGATATACGTTTTATGACTATTGAACATGGAAATCGAAAAGGTATGAAAAACGTTTTTGATGATTATCTTAAACAGTTTGGATACAAAGTACACAGAGTAAATGAATGGGATATTGAATTTACAAAATGAGTATACTTGAAGAAAAATTTTATAAATTAACAAAACGCTGTCACAAGTTTATACATTACTTTGAGTTGTATGAAAAACATTTTGAAAAGTATGTTGGCAAAAGTCCACGTATATTAGAAATTGGTGTGTTTGGTGGCGGCAGTTTAGAGTTATGGAAAGAATATTTTGGACCAGGTACTACAGTTGTAGGAGTAGATAAAAATCCACAATGTAAAAAATACGAAGAAGAAGATATAGAAATTATTATTGATGACCAAACTAATAAAGAACTTTGGTTTGATATGCCATCAGAAAACTTTGATATTATAATAGATGATGGTAGTCATATATGTAGTCACCAGATTACTACATTAGAAATGACTTATAGATTAATAAAAGAAGGTGGTACCTACTGGTGCGAAGATGTCCATACTAGTTATTATGAAGCATTTGGTGGAGGCTTATATTCACCTACTTCATTTATTAGTTTTACAAAATCAATAATTGATGTAATAAATGATTATCACACAAAGCGGATTTATAAAACCGGTGAAAACCCATTGAATAAACTTGATCCAGACTTTGTTAACATATTTGAAGACATACAAGGAATACACTTTTATGATAGTGTAGTTGTTATTGACAAAGGAAAAAGACCTACAATAAAGGATGTAATAGTAAACAATGCAAATAAAAAAAATTAAAATAGGCGATCTTCCTGTTCTTATAATAGATAATTTCTTTAACAACAATGAAAGAAATTTAGTATGGAACGAACTTGCATTTTTATCTGACAAGATGCAAGGTCCTGAAAATACATATTCTGCAAACGAGTTAAACGATCCTAATAAGCCAATTCTTAAAAAAAACAAAGGCGTGTTTATTCCGCAAGTGTTAAATCCTCAGTATAGCATTATTATGAAAGCACATACTAAGTTATTCAATCCTGAATTTAAAAATATGCTTATAAAGGAAAGTAATTATTTTCAGTATCTGTTATCAGACTTTGAATACGATATACTATTGAGTAGATACAACGACGGAGATCATTATAAACCACATGCTGACACAGTATTAATGTCTTGCATTACATGGATGTATAAAGAACCTAAAATGTTTACTGGAGGTGATTTTATTATTGAATCACAAGGCGAAGAACATAGAATACAATTACAAAACAACAGAACTGTATTATTTCCTAGTTGTTTGCTTCATGCTGTTGAGCCAGTAACTATGCAATCAAATGAAACGTTAGATGGAAGATTTTCTATCTCAGCATTTATAAGCCCAAGAAGGAATAACGATGAATAGTTGGGATTGTTTCGATACACTAATAGCAAGATTATATTTTCATCCAAAGACTGTGTTTGACGAAGTTGGACGTAGGATAGGTGATCCTGATTTTAGGACAAAGCGTGTACGTGCTGAAAAAGCAAGTAACAAAACATACGAAGACATATATGCACGACTGCCAGGCGTTGATCCTCAAATAGAATTAGATGTTGAACTAGAACATAACTTTGCCATTAATGAAAATATTATACAAGTCAAAGACGGCGATTTAATATTAAGTGATATGTATTTGCCAGAAGACTTTATTATGAAAATGTTACGCAATGTAGGAATGGGTAGAGATGTTGATATTATTGTTACCCCTAACGGCAAGAAAAAAGGTTGGATATGGGACGAAGTAAAATCAAAATATAATATAGAAAATCATTACGGCGACAACATGAAAAGTGATGTGTTGTCTGCAAAAGCCAACGGTGTTAATGGCATACACTACAACGGACATGAACTTAATGATGTTGAACGTATGGTATACAAACACGACAAGCAGTTAGCATTATGGATGCGCTGTACAAGACTACAATGTCCTTTTAATGACGAACGTCATATCCGTTTTTGGAATGATCAAGCAAACATTAACTTACCTGTACTGGCCTTAGCAACACTAGAATTACCTGATACACCAATTGCATTTTCGTATAGAGATTGCTATAACTGGCAAAAGATATATGAAGCAATGACCGGAAAACAAGGATACAGATTAGATGTAAGTCGCAAAATGTATCTTGATCCTAATGATTATTTTAAAAACTATATGAAGTTTGTAAAAGAAATAGGTGCTACTATTGTAGACATGCAGGGAAAAGGACGTAGCATACTAAGTTTTTACGAAGGCAAACCACCTAGTACATTATACATAGGAGGTAAAACACCTGACTATATTACACAGCTAGTACAATACAATACTAAAAGTATGGAAAAACATAACTGCTATGAAGAAGGACCTGTTGTTGATTTCAATGAACATGGAGCAGTTAGAGGAGTTAATGATCATCCTAGTGACGTTGCAGACATACACAAAAAAGCTGGACAAGCTGCTACACGATATATTAGTAAATTTAAATTTAAAAGAAATAAAGAATTACTATTAGAACTTGTAAAAATGTATGATACTAAAAACTTTACAAATAAAAATGTAAGTTGGGCAAAGTATAACTAAGCCAACACTGTAAGTAACATATTTTCCCAGTTAACTATTAATGCTGTGAGGCCACCTTTAAGACGCAACTTATGTAATCGCTTGTGCAACTTATGACTATCGGCTACTCCGTCTATACAAGCCTTTTCAAAATCAATTAAAAATAAATGTCCGTCATCTCGTACTAAAAGATTTCCAACGTTTGCATCTAAATGCATAACTCCACTTCTATGCAGATCGTGTGCTATTTGATTTAATTGTTCGTGCATGTTTGGAATAATTATTTTTTTATTATCCCATTGTAATTGTTGTACACTCAGTCCGCCATATTCAATGTCGATGGTCCAATTTTTTACATCTTTGGATATTAAATTAGGTACATGGTTACTAAATGCCAATCTGCGATAACAGTCGACTTCTCTAGTAAATGCGGCAAAGCCAGGCAATTGTTTTTTATAAGTATGCATATAACTATTTATTGCTAAATATTATTATGGCAAAACATTATAGCAAATTTACAAACGATTATACAAAAATTTATTACAAAGGCAAATTACTTTCTGCAGGACTTGAAAATTATTCAAGAGATCCTTTAGAACGCATTAACGTAATACCAATCAACTTTGAAGGCAAGACTGTACTTGACTTAGGTTGTAACTGTGGCGGAACATTATTTGCAGTAGCAGATAAAATCAAACAAGGTCACGGTAACGACATTAACCCAGATGCAATACGTTATGCTAATGACGTAGCCGAAAAACATAAGATACATAATGTAAGATTTTCAGTAGCTGATCTTTCAAAATGGAAAGAATATGATTTACCAAAAACTGATGTTGTATTTGCACTAGCAATAGCTAAATGGGTTCAACCTTGGAGAGAT